GTTCGTTGCGGACGTGCCCGCGCACGGTGACCGCGGATTGCGGAACCTGGCGGACCATCTGTCCTTGGTGGTAGACGAAGTCACGCTCAAGCACGCGGTTGCGGCCGATCATGAGATCGCTTTCCCACTCGATCACGCCAACGGCGACGCCTTCGCGTCGAAGCACCGGCTGGCTGATGCGCTTGAACTTGACCTTGCAGGCCGGAGCCGCGTTGGGATCGCCGAACTTGTTGAGGTTCGCCATGACAGCGATCTTCTCAATCATCTCCCAGGCACGGGCATCTCCGTCCAGGTTGGCGCGCTTGTTCTCGTCGATGACCACCACGACAACGCGCATGCAGGCGTTCATCTCCATGGTGGAGGTGTGCTCGGCGGTCGGGACGTTCATCACCGCTACGCGGGCGCAGGGCGTCTTGAGCGTCCAGTCCGCAATGTCATGCTCGTCGAACAAACCGTCGTACCATTCGACGTCCATGTTCGGGATCAGGTTCTTGATCGCGTCAATGATGCGGTCACGGAATGCGACGATCTTGCTCATTAACCGCCTCCGTTCGCGAGATAGTTTCGGATCATTGAACTGATCCTTCGGACGTTCTCGTCCGAGAAGCCCATGAAAGGTCGGGCAGGAACTTGTGGTTCGGCGCGCTTCGATTTGAAGGCACCCTTCACACGCTTGACGCCCTTATGCATGTACGAGGCGTGGGGCGCTTCGGCCGAGATCATGAAGCCGTCCTTGCTGACGTCCAGAACGTCGACGCTGTCGGCCAACCCGCCGGTCTGAAACAGGGGCTGATCATGCCCTTTCAGGGCGATGGTGACTTCTGACAGCGCCTCCCAGCGCTCGCCGTCCGGAGACGTCTTGGTGCGCAGGATGCGGTTCACCGTCGACCGCTTCATGTATTCTGCAGCCTCAGCCATGACCGGCTCGAGATCGAGTGTGTCATGGAGAAGCTTCGAGATGCGCCGGTTCAGCTTGGCGATATCGCCGGAGTCGATACTGACGCTGAGGCTGGGCATTACGCCCTCCCGCAGTCAAACGACCCGCCGCTCCGCTTCACGTTGGGATCAGTCGTGGTCGTGGTGCCGTCACCGTTGTCCGTGGTGACCGGAGGAAGTCCGAGACCGATCTTTCCGGTCGAGATCTTCTCCAGGAGAGCTAGAGCGTCTTCGTAGCGCACCCGCATTTCGTCGGTTCGACCGCCGCGGCCGAGCGCAATCTTGTAGACTGCGATGTCGATCGCACAGGTCCTGACCACGCCGGGGACCGGCGTAACAGGGACTGGGTATTGAGCAGACAGGTAGGCGTTGCACACCTCGTCCGCCGACTGCAGACCACGGGCAACAACCTCGTCGTCCGGCGTGCCGTCACGGTCGTAATCGGCCACGCGAATGAGGAGGTCTTCGCCGTAGAGCTGGTCGATGTCTTCTTTTGTGGCATACGGCATTTGATACCCTCAGGCTGAGTAGGCTATTTGCTTGAATGCAAACAGGAGAAGCAAACGTGAACCGACAAATCGAACTGGCCTATGCAGCAGGATTTATCGATGCTGACGGCAGCATCATGATCACCAAGAGCAAGGCCAAGCGTTACACCCGAGGCTTCAAGATGAGTTCCAGGATCTCAGCTTGCGGCGTCGATCTTGCCCCGCTCGAACGCCTGCACGCGACGTTCGGAGGATCAATCCATAAGAAACCTGAGACAAAAGGCTCAAAGATCACCGCCAGGCTGCAGACGTATTACTGGACCGTCACCAACCTGAAATCCGTGGAGGCAGCCAAGGAACTGATCCCTTACCTCACCATCAAGCGTCGACAGGCTGAACTGCTCATCGACTTCTATGAGGGTGGGAGCTGGAAAAAGGGTGGAAGCCGGCCTGGTTTCCAGGGCGGTGGTCGATCGATACCTGATGGCGAATGGGAACGACGCGAAGCGCTCCGAGAAGTTGTCCAAGGACTGAACGCAAGGAACTATCTCGAACGCCTCGCAGCGTAACCTTATTATGTGGCCGAGACAGCGGCGCCGAGGTGGATTACGCCGCGATGTTGACCGCGGCGCCGAACACGAGGCGGAGCCAGTTGACGCCGTTCGAGTACGCGAGGCACGGCTGACCGGCAGCACCGTTCGAGACGAAGACCATCTTGCGAGCGTGCTTCGCCGGGTCAGGAAGACCGGCGACAGCAAAGCTGTCGAGCGTCACTGCATCGAGCAGTGCTGCGCTGACTTCGTTCGAGCCGTTATGGCCACGGTCAACGTGCGGGTTGAGAGACATGGTGGTGACCTTTCAGGAGAGGCGCGATTAGCGCCTTATTTTTTGTTCTTGTTCTTGCCCTTGCCGGCGGCTTTCTCTTCAGCCTTCGGCTCTTTTTCTGAGCCTTCCTGACCTTCGACATTCTCGGTCTCGGTATTCTCGGACTCGACCTTCTCAGTCTCAGTCGCAGCGGGTTCAGTCGCGGCGGGCGGCGTGGAATTGGTGGTTTCGTCCGTCACCGGCACTTCGACCTCAGCCGCGGGCTGGTCGATCTTGTCAGGGAGGACGGCGTGACGCGCAGCCCGGACCTCTTCCGAGACCAAGTTGCGGTTGTTGCGCAGCTTGGCTGCGGCTTCGCGGGCTCGGTAGCCCTTAGTTCCGATCATGAAAATCTCCAGAGTCACAAAAAACCCTCCCGGATTGCTCCAGGAGGGTCTTGTGTTTCAGAAACCTAACGTCTGAGAATAAGACGATTAGGCGGCCAGCATGTGCTTGAACGCGACGATGCGCACGATCTTCGGATCGTACACGCGCTGCCAGTTGGTCGTGGTCGCCAGTTCGGCGTTGGACGGCGTAACGCCGGCCTGGGTGCTGCCCAGCCACTTGATGCCGCGGGGGTGCATGACCCACTGGCGCCGGTTCACGATGTACTCCTGGCCCATGCCCTTCAGAGCCTGGCGCTCGACTTCCACCGGCACCTTCGGGGAACGCTCGCCGAAGCCGATCGCGCCGGGGCCGAAGATGTAGGTGGTGAAGATGCGGGTCGCGCCCGCGCCGGACACCGGCATGCTGTCGTCGACCAGCACGGTCTTGCCGAGGTAGGTCGGGATGGTTAGCTTGCCTTCGCTGTCGGGCATGAAGTCGATCAGGTCGGCCTTCACCATCGCCTTCAGCGTGAGGGAGTGAACGGCAACGCCGGTCAGACCACCCTGCTCGTCGCCCAGCAAGAACGCCGAGTCGATGAAGCTGTCGGCGTCGAAGTACTGCGCGCCGGCGGTCAGCGCCGAGATGTCGTTGACGTTGGCAGCCATGGCAGCCGAGCCCATCGCACCCACGAGGGTAGCGAGCAGAGCGGTCTGCATGCGCTTGTTCCACCACTCGGCGAAACGGTTGGCGATCGCGTCGATCGGGTCGGCGCCGGACAGGTCGGCCGCGAGGTCCGACGTGCCGAAGGCCTTACCGCGCAGAAGCTTCACGGCCACGTCCTGGCCGGTCGTCATCTTGCCAACGGTCAGGTCGGTCGTGTCGTCGAGCACCTGCTCGGCGTCGGAGGCGTCGAGGTCGTTGAAGAACGGCATGTTGACCGTCTTGCCTTCGATCTCGGCGTCGACGACGCTCGACAGGTCGGTGATGATGCCCGACTGGAACAGCCGCGACTTCTCGGTCGACAGCACCTGCACGTATTTGTTGAACTTGGTCGGGACAATCATGTCCGCGAGACGAGTCTCAGTCATTTCTCACTCTTGAGGTTGTGACTGGCCTGCGCCTCTGAAGGCAGCATTTGCATTCAAGCAAACGCCGAGTCGTGACTCGGCGCCTGCCTGGAATGACGAGCGTTTTGGATTTAGTCCTGGACGCCGGCTGCAGCCTTCAGCTGCTTGGCCAGTTCTGGTTTGGTTTTTTCCAGCACCATCTGCTGGGTGATGTTCCGGGTTTCCTTGGCCCAGGGGTTCACAACACCCTGGTTGGCCGGAGGCTGATTGCCCGGCGTCGTGCCCATTCCACGTTTGTCTTCAGGCTTGAACAGAGAGGGCCGGCTCTCGCGAACCTCGGCGAGGAGGTCAGCGATAGTGAATGGAGTACCCTGCACGTCCTTGATCCGCGGGTTGTTGTTGACGTCGAGAACTTCGACCGTCACTTTACCTTCAACCATTTTGGTGCGGACCGATTTGCCCGCTAGAAGTTCGATGGCATCCCGCGCATCGTCCAGCGGATTGAGTTTTGCGAGTTCAGACTTGATTTCGTTGTCACGAACCAAGGTCTGCAACTGCCCCGTCAGGCTGTTGATCGTCCCCTCCTGACCCGTCACCTTGGTGGTCAACTCGGTCTCGCGCAAAGTGAATTGCGCCTGGAGCTGGGCCTTGAGGGTTTCGAGCTTGGTGTTGGCGATCTTGTCAGCCTCTTTCACGGGATCGAGTGCTGTCAGTCGTGCAGCAGTTTCGATGGCCGTCTTGGCTGCATCCGGAGTGATTTCTCCGAAGGCGGCTACACGCTCGAGCGCGGTGCGAGCCGCGTTGGCGTCGAGGCCTTCGTAAGGCTTGTACTGCTCTTTCAGAACGGCGACGTTGTTACGTTCCGCGCCGAGAGCGGTCTTGAGGCCTGATACGTTGTCGAGTTCGAAGCCTTCGGTCGGCGTGATGTTGACATAGAACTTCCCGTTCCGTTCAACGTAAAACGCGCGATGAGCTTCATCGACGGTGGTGAGATCTGTAACGACTGCTTTAAGCATATCCATCCCGGAAATGCGGGGCATCCCGCCCCTCGTGATAAAAGACCCCATGGCGTCCCGCCGTGAGGTCCGGTGAAATCCCCGAGGAGTCGGGGAATTCGGGTTGCCGATCAGATCTTCGAGGCCGTCCCGGCTTTTGAAGATCCAATGGCGAATTGATCCCGCCGGCCTTGACCGTGCGGGGAAACTTATTCAGCGGCGGCGCGGGCGTGCGACGCGCTCTTGGGCATCTCTGTTCGTCTTGTGCGGGATGCGAACTGAGACCGCTGAAATCGCGCTCGACCGGTTAAGAGGGAGCGCGATTACAATTGGTTCGCCGATTTACTAGCCCGGCGAAAGCTGTCGAAAAGAACCCGCCCGAGCGCGAAGCCCGAGCGGGGTTAGTCAGACTGAGAATTATTAGGCGTGGCCGTTCATGTTGATCGACCAGGACGTGATGCTGAACTGCTGGGAAGCCTGAACCACGTTGTTGTCGACCGTCATGTCGCCGCCGCCACCGGTCAGCGTCACGGTGCCCTGCATGCCGCAGGTCGTACCGTCCGCCGCGTAGACGCGGTAGTGGCCGATCGTGCCGGCAGCGTCCGCCGACAGATCCTGCAGAGGCAGGTTGCTGAACGCTTTCGCGCCGGCAGCAGCCGCGGCCATGAAGTCGGCAGCAGTGGTGATGGTGGCGATCACGGTGCCACTGTCAGCCGCAGCGTTGTTCGCCGGCTGGGCGCCGGAGCGCATCTTGATTACGGCACCGGCGCCGATGGTGGCTTCGATGGCGTCAAGCATCGCGTTGCGAATTGCAACGGAGAGCTGAATGGTCATTTGTGTTCCTTATTTGGATTTGATCTTGAGTCTGACGGATTGATCCATCGTCCTTCCGCCATTGGTGACGATGCGGTTGAGAACGATGTGCGTTACATCGAGCGTTCCGCCGCGCAGCCACACGGTGGCGGTTGACGCGGTGTGGAAGTCGCTCACCTTTTCGAGCCCTTCAGGCACCGTCCAATCG